CAACACTCCGTTTACTGAGGAAGACCTGGGAATCTGTTACCAGCACATCTGCCACGGAGAGTGACCATGATCACATTACTCGCGTTTGTTGTAGGTCTTATCGTTGGCCCCCTGACGTTGGTGGGGTTGCTGACTGTCTACTTGTGGATTAACTTCCTGGATGAGGAGGTGACGGATTCCAGTAACATCTTCAATCCAATCAGGGTTATGTGGTTCTCATTGACCAAGCCGCACAAATTGCTCAAGGTCTTTCCGTGGATCGCCAAAGACGAGGGTGACATAATACGATGAACCTGCTGGAATCAGTCCAAGATGCGGTTGGGCTGGGAATCCAAGGGCGGTATGAGATGATGGATATCATGGAGAACTCAAGGTGATTATCCAGAATGGATATGTAACCGGTTCATGCGCTGAGAAATACCCGACGCATTGCTATACTTGGGAAGGTGAAAGCAGGGCACTGTACAGGATGGAGGTCGATCAGCAACGGTGGCGGGTTATCCTGGTGCCTTACACACGTTCAGCTATACAGTACGAAGCACTGGTGTTTGATGCTGATATCTCCGAGATAGGAAGTCTGGAGAACTGGCAAACTGAAGTACTGACGCAGGTATTTGACCCTGATACGGTGGTGTGATGAACAAACGTAATTTCATAATAGTTGACTAATGGGCAGACCCACTAAATACACCAAGGCACTGGGCGAGAAGATAGCCAAACGTATAGCGGGTGGTGACAGTGTGCGTACCATTGCGAAAGACGATGACATGCCCAGTAAACCCACAATACTTGGGTGGGGCATCAATCCTGAACACCCGTTTTTTGACCAATACGAGAAAGCCCGCGAATCGAGGGTTGAAGTGCTTGCCGATGAACTGGTGGACATAGCCGATGAGAGCGACAACGAAGGTGTGCAACGCTCCAGGTTACGGATCGATACCCGCAAGTGGTACCTCGGTAAACTCAAGCCCAAGCGGTACGGTGACAAGGTAGAACACGGGCTTAGTGATGACACCAAGGACTTCCTGCTGAATATCTCGTGAACGCACCGTTCCAGGTGGACTTCAAGGTTAGCGAACAGTCGCCAATCCTCTATGATTTTATGATGGGTGATTCCTTCATCCGGGGCATCAAGGGGCCGGTTGGTTCCGGTAAATCCTCCGGGTGTGCAGTGGAAGGGGTCAGGCGCGGCAAGCAGCAGGCTCCAGCCTCGGATGGTATCCGTTACACCAAGGGTGCGGTAATCCGTAACACTTACCGTGAACTCGAGGACACCACGCTTGCCACTTTCATGGACTGGTTCCCCGAGAAGCACTGCGGGAAGTTCAACATACGGGATTTCACCTATCACTTCCGCAAGGGTGATGTACATTGCGACATCCTGTTCAGGGCTCTTGACCGTCCTGATGATGTGAAGAAACTGCTGTCGCTGGAACTCACATGGGCATGGGTGAATGAAGCGAGGGAGATTCCCCTGCCGATCATCGAGATGCTGCAGACCCGTGTCGGTCGTTACCCCAGTAAGCGTGATGTGGGGCCGACCTGGTTCGGTATCTTCATGGACACCAATCCGCCTGATTCAGACCACTGGTGGTACAGGTTGGCCGAGGTACTGAGGCCGAAGTACCACAAGTTCTGGAGCCAACCGTCCGGGCGCAGTAGTGCGGCAGAGAACATCCATAACCTGCCTGACGGGTACTATGAGCGGATGGCCGAGGGCAAGTCGGATGAGTGGGTCAACATCTATGTCGATGGCCAGTACGGGTTCGTTCAGGACGGCAAGCCCGTCTACCCCGAGTACCGCGATTCCATCCATTGCAGTGAGTTTGATCTGATCCCCTATGCGCTGCAACCGAGGATGGATGTGGGGTTGGACTTCGGCCTTACGCCGGCAGCGGTATTCCAGCAGCGCAGTGCCATGGGACAGGTGCGCTGCGTGGATGAACTGGTGATGGAGCGTGGTGGTGCCAAGCAACTGGCCGAAGCACTGAAGCCGTTGTTCGCCAGGTACAAGGATTATGATCTCAATATCGTGGGCGATCCTTCCGGTACGGACGGTGCAGCCACTGATGTGGAGCAGACCGTTTTCAAGATACTCCGGGCTAACGGGGTGAATGCCCGTCCCTGCCTGCCGCTGGACAACAACACCGAGATGCGCCGTGAGGCTGGCCGTGCCCCGATGATGCGGATGATTGACGGGGAGCCGGGGCTCTTGGTACACCCGCGCTGTATCAAACTTCGGAAGGCACTGAGTGGTAAGTTCCAGTACAAGCGTATCCAGGTCACAGGCGATGAACGGTTCCGCGACAAGCCCGACAAGGATGAATGGTCACATGTGGCCGAGGCTTATGAGTATGCCAACCTCGGGGCAGGCGAGAACCCGAAGGTCAACCAGAATGCCCCGTTGCCCAAGCCCGTGGTGATGACACAATCATGGAGTCCGTATGACTGAGGAGAGTGATAAATAATGAATGATTCAACAGTACCAGCAGGGCTAGATAACATCATTGCCCGCAAGGATATTGATGGCACTTGGACAGTATCGCCCGCCGGAATTAAAGCCTTAAAGGAACTGGCAAAAGCTGAGATGGGGATTGATGACCCGGTTATAGCCATTAAGGAAGTGAAGGGACAGCTTGAAATAACCGTGGAATGATTTGTTGATGATTGAAACCCAAGAATACTACGTCATCTTCACCCCCCCGGAGCAACGCCGCTGGTGGACGAAATGGCTCGAGGAAGGGTACGGCCACTGTTACGTGGTCTGGTGGGATGGCTTCAACTGGCTGAGGATGTGTCCAGAACTGACCCGTGTTGTCATTGAAGTTCTGCCGTGGGATAAAGAGTCTGATGCAGACCGTGTGTTGATCGGCAACACGGCAGTACACATTGAACTGCCGGTTGAGGATAACCGTACCCGTGGGCCTCGTTTGATCATGTCGGCAACCTGCGTTGAGGTGGTGAAGTACATGCTGGGCATCCGTTGCTGGTATGTATGGACACCGAGGCAACTGTTTAATTACCTGGTGAGGCGTAAACATGAGCGGTGGTGGAGGAGGAGGAGGAGGCCCATCCGAGGCGCAGAAAAAGTTGACGCAGCTCCAACTTGAGGAGTTTGCAAAGCTCAAGGAGACCGAGAAACGGCAAAAGGCCGTGCTTAACCGTCGCCGCTCCAGCGCCAATGATCTCTTCAGTGGTTCGTATGCGGGTATTCCCGCTCCCAAGCAGAGTCTGTCCAGCCTGTGATGAAACTCCCCGAAGAACTGGGTGATGTCGGTACGCTGATCAAGCGGTACACCCGCGCCGGTACGCTGATGGCGCAGTGGCATGGATACCTGTCGGACTGTTTCAGATTTACCTGCCCCAACCGCGATACCTTCTACGACCGCGCCAAGGGTGAGTCCCGCCACAAGGACATCTACGACTCCACTGCGATCCTTGCCTCGAAACGGTACGTTTCCCGTATGCAGGCAACCCTCATGCCGTCATGGACGGAGTGGTCGTTACTGCGCCCAGGCACCGATTACGAGGAAACCCCCGAGGCCGACCAGATAGCCGATGCACTGGAACGGTTGACCACAGACATGTTCCGGTATGTGAACCACTCGAACTTCTACCAGGTGCTGCCCGAGGCGATGCGGGATATGACCATTTCCACCGGGGCGATGAAGATCGAGGCCGGTACCATCGACAGACCATTCAGATGTACTGCTGAGACTTTATCTGCGCTTCGATTTGAAGAGGGGCCGGACGGTTCTATCGAGAATGTCTGGCGTTCTCCTGTTGTTCGGATAGGGGTTCTGGAACGGGTTTATCCGGGACTCAAGATGCCGGCCAAGTGGGAGCGGCTGAAAAAAGAGAAACCCGACCATGAGCCCAAGCTGATCGAGGGGTCGCTGTACGCACCGAAGGAAGATGTGTACGTGTCGTTTGTGATTGCCCGCGAAGAGAAGGAACTCATCTGGGTACAGCGTAACGGCACCGGGGTGGGGGCTAACCCGTGGGTGGTATTCCGCGATGACAAGGTGCCCGGTGAGACACTGGGGCGCGGGCCTGCCATGGCGGCTTTACCCGATGTGATGAGTGCCAACAAGGTGGTGGAGTTCGAGTTAAGGAACGGCGCACTGGCAATAGCCGGTGCATGGACAGGTGTTACGGACGGTGTTCTGAACCCCTACACGGCACGTATAGCCCCCGGGGTTATCCTGCCGGTCGGGTCTAATTCCAGTTCCAACCCCAGCCTGAGGGCTCTGGAGCGGTCTGGCGATTTCAACGTCGGCAACCTGATCCTCCAGAACCTGCAGGAAAACATCAAGATGCACTTCCTGAACTCGCTCAGGCGGGCAGCAGGGCCGGTCAAGAGTGCTACCGAGATTGCCATCGATGACCGTGACCTGATGATGGAAGAACACGCTACCTTCGGGCGTTTGCAGACCGAACTGGTAGACCGCGTGGTACAGCGGTTCCTGTTCATCATGGAGAACCTTGGCCTTGCCCCTGCCATCAAGGTGGACGGGCGCGAGGTCACGCTTAAACACACCTCTCCCCTTGCACTGGTGCAGGATGCCAATGATCTGACCAGCATAGCCCGGGCGATGGAACTCAGCATGAACACGGTAGGGCCGGAGGTCACGGGCCTGCGGGTCAAGGTCGAGGACATCCCCGAGTACATATTCAAGTTGACAGGCGTTCCCCAGTCGCTGATACGCGATGAGGGTGAGGTGCAGCAGATTACCGAGAATGCCCAGGCAGCCCTTGCAGCGCAGCCCGAACAGGCAGTCCAATAGATTTCACAGGAGTAAAGAAAGATGGCTGATATAGACCTTGCACGAACCCGCACCCTTGGATCAGGTGTGCAGCCCGACAGCAAACCCGCCTACACGGCAACTGCCGTGGGCGTTACGTTCACCTGGTCGGCAAACGACCCTGCCGTGACTGACGGTGCGGCCACCATTGCCGATGGTGATACGGTCGGCAATGACAACGATGCCGGTGATGCGATCAGCGCACTGGAAGACCAGGTCAACAAGCTGGTGGTGGACGTTGCCGCACTGGAAACCATCCTGAGTAACCACGGTCTGCTGTCATAGGCCATGGCCGGCAGGCTGGACGTTGCCGTAGACCGGTTGCTGGAGTCAGACTGGTCTCCGCATACCGATCTGCGTGACCTGGGGTTATCAGACCCCGTTGAGACAGCCAAGTACGAAGCGGCTGCCCGATTGTGTGCGTCCACGTTTAATTCCATTGCAGGCCAGAAGACGCTGGAGTGGATGATAGGGAATTTCCTGATGCAGATGACCGAGCCCCAGTCCGGGGAGCAGGCAGCGTTCCGCGATGGTCAGGCTAACGTCGTGAAGCAGATTCTGTACCAGTTGCACATAGCCAAGCATGGAGTACCCAAGTGAGTGATTTCAGTGATACAGAAGTGTACGGAGAACCGGGCGAGGATGGCCGGCCTGTCAATATCCCTGAGAAGTTTTATACCCCTGCGGATGGCGATACCGAGGCCGCTATTGATGTTGGTTCATTACTTACCAGCCACAACTATTTTGAGTCAAAGATAGGTTCAGCAGGGGAGATGTTCGGTTCCCCCGAGGATTCCTACGCAGTTCCTGAAGTGCAGGGTTACGAGTTTCAAGATGGTGACCCTCTGGTTAACTGGTTCTCGGGTTATGCCAAGGAAAACAACCTGAGCCAGAAACTGTTTGAGGGCGTAACCACCGGGTTCATTGAAACCCAGATGGCCATCCAGGCCAGTGCCATGAAGGCAGAGAAGGAAAAGCTGGGGGCTGACGGTGAGAAACGCATCAAGGCGTATGACCAGTTGGTACAGAACTGGACAAAGGACTTGCCCAAGGAGCAACGTGAGAACCTGCTGGCCGGCTACAGGGACGCTACCGTTAGCGCGGCCACCATCGAGTTCCTCGAGTTTTTGCAGACGCTGATGCAACCAGCCCATCTGCCATCGGGTGAAGAACTCGACACCGATCTGGATACGCTTGAGAAACTGCGGGCGTTACAGACTGAAGCCTACCCCGAGGGACATCAACATGCCGGCAAGCGCCGCTACGAGATGGACAAGGCATTTCGGGAGGATATCCAGAGGCGGCGCAAGGCCATACTCGGTGAGAAGACTGATGATCAGGTGGTGGGGGCTTAGGTCAGAACTGACCACCGTTGCAGCGTGGCTTAACCGCGTGTATATATTTAGTTGAAACCTTCGTCGGAGAACTGTTTACAGCCCGTAACCGAAGGTCGCAGGATGCGGCCCGTTTTACGGAGAACCGATCTGAAAACATAGTGTTTTTTGATTTGGAGTAAACAGCAATGGCGAACTCACTGAGCGCCGTCGCCCGTGAAGAGTTTGATACGGAAGTCAAGCAAGCGTATCAATCAATGGGCGGCATCAGTCCCACGGTCACCAACCGTGACGGGGTGGTAGGTGATACCTATCATTTCCGTAAATTGGGCAAGGGACTGGCGAACAAGAAGTCAACATCGGAAGATGTGACTCCCATGAACGTCAGCCATACCAAGCCCTCGGCAACCCTCGAGAACTGGAACGCACCGGAATACACTGACATCTTCGATCAGGCCACGGTCAACTTCGATGAGAAGGCTGAACTGGCTTATACGATTGCAGGTGCCATTGGCCGGAGGAAAGACCAGTTGATCATTGATGCACTGGATGCGGTGGATTTCTCCAGCAATTCCATGCAGGTCACGGCGGCCATCGGAGGCACCGATTCCAACCTCAATACCGCGAAGTTGCGCAGGGCATCACGCCTGCTCAATGCCAAGGGTGTCGGGAATGGTAATCGGCATATCCTGGTGAGCGCACTCGGCCTCGAGGCTTTACTTGGAACAACCGAGGCCACCTCTGCCGACTACAATTCGATCAGGTGCCTGGTCAACGGGGAAATCAACAGCTTTCTTGGTTTCCAGTTCCATATCATCGAAGACCGGGACGAAGACGGTTTGCCGATTGCTACGGGTGATGTTCGTTCGTCATTCGCTTACGAGTCGGCATCAACCGGTATTGCCACGGGTCTTAACTTCCGCACCGAAGTCAACTACATCGCCCAGAAAACATCATGGCTGTGCAACGGCATTCTCAAAGCCGGCGCAGTAGCCCGTGATGAAGACGGCATGGTTGAACTTCTGTGTGATGAATCATAGGAGGTAAAGAGTCATGGCATTCGACCGAGACTATTTCAACCTGATTGGCCCCTCCGGGGGTCGCGGCCCGCGACAGTGGAGTTACATCGTTATGAACTCGGTGGACGCAATCACCGATGTTGACGATGATGATTACTTCCTTGAAGTCGCAGACGAGGTACGTGCCGGTGACGGTATCCACGTTTGTTGCGTGGCAACCGGCACCAGGGACAATCCGACCACTAACACCAGTGTGTCGGATGTAATCGTGGTGGAGGCTGTTGGCGCTAAAGACGGTGGCACGGCGACGGTGACCACGTTTGATACTGCCAAACCGATAGCTTAACGGGCACGATCAGGCGGCATATAAACCGGGGGGAGCAATCCCCCCGGCTTTAAGGAACGTGCATGGCCTCAAAACTCAGCATGATCTCCGGCGCGGCTGTTCGCTTAGGTGCCGAGCCGGTTATCTCGCTGGACGAGGGTTCCAAGGCAGCCACCACGGGTGGTAACCTTTACGACTCCACCGTGGAATCCCTGCTGGCCATGCATCGGTGGCGCTTTGCCACGGGCAAGAAAGCACTCAGCCTCCTATCTGATACACCCCTGAACGAATGGTTGTACGCATGGCAGTTACCCACCAACCCCAAGGTGATGACCATCATCCGGGTCTACCCGCAGCAAATATACGAACGCTTCGAGGACAAGCTCTACACCAACCAGGCCAATGCCTGCGAGATCGATTACGTCTATAAACCCAGCGAGGACAACTGGACAACCTCGTTTGTAGAGATGGTGGAGGTCAAACTGGCTATGGAGATGGCCGTATCTGTCACCGGCTCAAGGACTTTAAGGGATACCCTTAAACTGGATTTTGCCGGTAACTCAGCCCAGCCCGGGGTGATGCAGCTTGCCATGGCGGCAGACAGTCGGGAACGTCCACCCGCTGCGGTTGTCGATTCACCCTTTACATCTGTGAGGCGCTAAATGCCTCGTGGCAGCCTCATACAGACGGCATTTACCAGCGGCGTACTCGACCCGTTGCTGGAAGGCCGTACCGATATCAAGCACTACTACGAGGGTGTGCAGCAAGGCGATAATGTCATTATGCAGATACAGGGGGGCTTTGCCCGCCGTCCGGGGAGTGTCTACCACGCAGAAGTGGATGACCCCGGCAGGATCGAGGCATTCACCTTCAACACCGAGCAAACGTATATCGTCTATTTCGGTGACCTGGAGATCAAGATATTCAAGGACGGGGTGCTGCAGTCCACCGAAGTCTCCCCGTATTCAATCTCGGAAGTGTTTGAACTTGGTTTCACGCAGTCAGCCGATACCATGATTATCTGCCACGAGGATCATCAGCCCAGACAACTTGTAAGAGGTTCAGCCCACACCGACTGGACGCTATCGACCATCACGTTCACCAACATTCCACTGGCTGACTTTAACGATTCTGACAGTCCTGCCAAGACCGAGGAGATTCACACCCTGACGTTCTCCACCAGTCCTGCGTGGAGTTCAGGGGATTATTTCCGCCTCAAACTTGCCGATAAGGCAGAAACTGAAAAGATTCACTGGACTGACGCAGATTCATATTCCCTGCTGGAAAAACGTATTCGGAATGCACTAGCCAAAGTCCTGATTGGTTATTGGGAAGACCTTGCTGATGATGAGGGCGGTATTCGTCGTCTTCCGTTGATGCTGAAAAAGAGGAGCGGGGAGAATGTTATCCGCATACAGGGGTTAACCGGTGCCGGTATTACAGTGGATGCATCAGGGTATCCTGATGTAACGGTAACCCTTGATGATGGTGATGCTGATGCCTATACAGAGTTGCAGCCTTTGTCGGTAACCGCAGCAGACGCGACAACGGAGATAACAC